AGGCCGACGTCTTCCCGAGGCCGCCGGCGGCGTGCAGCATCACCTGGGTGGGCTTCATCAGCAGGTTCGGCACGAGGAACTGCATGCGCTCCACGTCCTGCCACCAGTGCTTCTTCTCGTTCTGCCGACGCGAGTCCTCGTAGTACCGGTACTCCTCCATTGCTGCTAGGCACTGCGACCCGGTCAGGCGCCGCCCCGTCTCTGCCGCGAGCTCGGCCATCCGGGCCACCCGCAGCGCGGGGTTCATCTCCTCGTCGTGGATCTTGATCAGGGCCTCGTGGAAGTCCCTGGCATTCATGACGAGCCGCGGCACCTCCTTGGTGACCTGCGCCTGCGCGTCTTCGGGGTAGTTGAAGCCGATCTCCCCCGCGAGGTCGGCGACGTACTTCTCCAGATCCGCCCCAGTGGGCTTGCCGGCATAGAGGTTGTCGACCTTGATCTTGTGAATGAAGTCGAGCAGGTCACCGCCGACCTCGCACGCCTTGCAGTCCCAGCAGCCGCTCTGCATGGAGAACTGGAAGCTGGTGCCGCTCTTGCCGCCGTGCCACGGGCAGCCGGACATCATCTGCGGATTGTCGCCACCGCGCTCCTTCCAGCCGTAGCGCTCAAACGCCTCGTGCCGGAAGACAAGGTCCGCCAGCCGAGGCCGCAGCTTGGCCTGCACCTCCTCCTTGAAGAACCAGCCGCGGATCTGCCGCGGCGGCAACACGGTCTGCCCGCCGAGCTCGGCATCCAGCTCCTGCTGCACCGAATCCGGCAGCCACTGCACCGGCTTGCGGAACGGACGCAGGGCATCGAGCACCCAGCCCGGCGCCGGCTCGACCTTGCCCTCGTTGTAGTTGAGGAAGCGGTAGCGCCCGCCGGTATCCGGATGCGGCGAGCCCGGCAGCACGCTCTGACTCTTGTTGAAGCGGAGCACGACCTCCTCGTACTCGGGGTCGCCCTCGACCAGAGCCTTCTGCTCCAGGTCCGCGGCCTGCTCCTTGGCTTTGGAGCCCCGGTGCCAGGTGCCATCGAGGGTGAGCTTGAGCCTGGTGACGCTGTCCAGCTCCGGAATCAGCTGCCGCGGCACTTGGTAGATGAGCTGCCGGCGCCCCGGCCTCCCCGAGGTCCAGGCCATGGTGCGCTCCTCGCCGTAGGACTCGTACTCGTCACCGGCGAGCGCCTTGTAGCGCGCATCGGCCGTAGGCCCATCGATGTCGAGGGCGATCAGCCCCTGCGAGTGCTCGCCAGTGACCACGCCAATGCCGCGGTAGCACTGCCTGGCCTTGTACGCCTCGATGCACATCTCGGCCGTGAGCGGCCTGTTCTGCCAGCCCTCGACGTAGGTGTCTTTGCCGTGCACTGGCACAAAGCGCCACCAGCGCGGGAAGACGCCGCGACGCAGCAGATCGATCGCCTTTCCCCCGAGGTCGTCGGGCGGAAGGCTTGCGGACGATGAAGCAATCATGTAAATTCTGCAGCGTTATAGGTGCATGAGGGGGCAGATCTGCCCCCTTTTTTGTGCGCCGGCCCAACCGGGCCTGGTCACGGTAGGGCCACAACCGTTGCGGGACAAGGGTGCTAGGTGTGTTGTCTTCCTTAAGTGAAGTCAAGGACGCATTTACCTGTTTTATGTTTGAGTCGCTGCCAGACACGACAAAAGGTCCGTCCTGTGACGCATCCCGCCACGCTTGAGCCCGACTGCGGTCTAGGCCCCGACGCCACGATCCGAGACCAGTTCGAGAACGGGGTCCGGGTGTTCTCCCTCCTATTCACCAAGTGGATGGACACCAACGCCTGGTCCCACCCGGTGATGGTCCAGCTGGCCGCGGGCTGCCTGCAGCTCCCCGGTGGCAAGGGCTGGCTGCACTCCTCCCAGATCAGCGGTCTGCGCCACGGCAAGCTGCTCAGCCCCGGCCCTCGCACCTTCATGGCGATCGAGCGGCTGAACTTCTACCTGCACCTTTACACCACGAAGCAGCGCTTGCTCCCCGGCTCGAGTAGCAGCAACTTCTACTCCCACCCCTACGTCATCACCGAGGACGGCGCCCCACCCGAGCTCGGCTGGTGGATGGAAGTCTTCTGCGGCGCCCGCCTGCCCAAGGACGTTGACGTCAGCACGCGCTTCTTCACGGACGACCACTCTTACGCCGTGTCGGCGAACTGGGCGAAGCTGATCCGCCGCCTGCTGATCACTTCAGGCCACGACATCATCGAGGAGCTGGACAGCCTGATTCGTGCTCACTACCCGGTGCGCGAGCCCGACCGGGTGTCCCAGCTCATCGCCGTGATCCAGAACCGCACGCAGTGGAACCCGGACGAGCTGCTGCGCGAACTGCCCGCCATCACAGCGTTTACAGCAGCCCTCGGCGGCCCCGAGAACGAGGAAACACTGCTGCAGGCCATCGACACATGAGGTATGTCAGCAAATGACTACAGATAGAGCAGCCCGCTGAACCTGCCATCATTCGTGCAGGTACATTGCGGCACCCTTGCACCGCCTTTAGTGCAGATCGCGACGCACCTTCCCACCCGCTACGAAACCATCAACTGGGAATACGCCTCATTAGTCGCGATCAAAGTCAGTAACACTGGATACAGTCGTGATGTCTCACTCATCTGCGAGCAGGACGAGCAGAGCGGCTACTTTCCCGTGCGCTGCGAAGCAGCTCAGCTGGAGTACCTGCGTCCGTACGCCGAGATCCTGCGCCGCGCCACCTACGAAGGCGGCGAGCCACCGGTGGTGCCGATCTTCCGCTCAAACGGCTACGCCCACCTCTGCGTCAGCGGCGCGGTCTACGACTACCCCGAGCTCGACTCCGTCCGCCAGCGCCTCTGCACTCCCGCAAAGCGGGGGGGGGGGTGACCACCCACATTTCTTCCAATTTCGGTCAACCTGATTCGGTTGACGCGTTCCCTGTTCGGGCCTAGGGTGGCGTGAGTCGACCCCACGGTTTGGGCACTCCCCATCTCCTCTACGGCGAGCGGAAGCGCAAGCGCCATCTGTACCTCACGGACACGGCGCACCAACATCTGGTCGGCATGGCACAGCGCACAGGCAACTCTCCCTCCGAGATCTGCGAGCAGATCATTCGGAAACACGCCAATGCGACTGCCGCTGAACGGCTCACGTCACCCTTTCTGATCGACATCCTGCCATGACTGCCACATTCCTATCAGCTGACCTGATCGACGAGATCCTCAAGGAGTCATCTGGTTCCGGTCGCTACGTCAACCCGTCCAAGATCGAAGGCGAGCTCCGCCTGCGTCTCTTCGGCACCGGTGTCAGCGGCTTCGAGGGCTGGACCGACGAGAACAAGCCCGTCCGCTGGGAGCTCAAGCCGACCGAGCTGCCCTCGAACATCAAGGTCCGCGAAGGTCAGACTCCGCTGAAGCGCTTCATTGCCATCGTCGTTTACGACTACTCCTCTCAGGACTTCAAGATCCTGCAGATGACCCAGAAGACGCTGATGGAACAGCTCTTCAAGTACGTCAAGGACGAAGAGTACGGCGATGCCACGCAATACGACATCAAGATCAGCAAGACCGGCGAGGGCATGAAGACCGAGTACACCTTGCTCGCCGCCCCGCCTCGTCCTGTCGCCAAGGACATCCAGGCCGCCTACGAGAAGGACGGCGTGCGGATCAACCTCCAGGCCCTGTTCGACGGTGACGACCCCTTCGCTGAAGCTTCGGCCTGATCTGTCCAGTTCCGGAGTGGGGCGGTAGGTGACCGCCCCTTTTTCCCGAACCGCTATGGATCCTGCTGTGCCACCCCTGCTCCGGATCTACGCCCGGAACATCGAACTCTTAGCGGTGAAGCGCGGGATCCCTGCGTATGCCCTCGCCGGCGAGCTCGGCCTCACCGCCAACACCTTGAACCGGATTCGGTTCGCCCGCAGCCGCTACCTCGACCCCGAAGTCTTCGTCGGTCTTCTTGACCTCTTCGAGTGCGAGCCCAACGACCTGCTTTTACCCCAGCCAGGTATCGACTACTCGCATGACATCCGCACTCGCTGATGGGCGCCTGCCCCATCTGCCCCGGTACGAGCCAGTCCGCTCCCACGAGGGCGACGAGCGTCTGTACAGCACACCCGCAGGCAGCCTGCACAGCGTCACCACCATCCTCTCGGGCAGTCGCGACAACTCCGGCCTGGAGCTCTGGCGCGAATCCGTCGGTGCCGAGCGCGCCGACTTCATCAGCTCATTCGCCTGCTTCCGCGGCAACGGCCACCACCTGAACATCGAGCGTTGGCTGACCGACGGCAGCGAGCCCGAGTACAGCCTGGCCACGTCGCCGTACTGGAAGTCGACGCGCCGTTTCCTGGACACGATCGACTCCGCGCTCCTGCTCGAGGGTGCCGTCTGGCACCGGGACGGCTTTGCCGGCACGCTCGACGCCATCTGCTACCTCGCCGAGGACGGCCTTCAGCCCACCTTGTGCGACTGGAAGACGGCCGACAGCCCGCGCAAACCGGACAAGATCTACGAGTACTCACTGCAATGTGCGGCCTACGTCGCTGCTGCGAACTACGTCTACGGGCACATGGGTCTGAACATCACCCAGGCCAAGATCGTGGTCGCCATCGCCGATAGCGCACCCCAGATCGAGACGCTGGACGCCCGCGCCCTGGAGCAGCTCTACAAGCATTTCCTGGCCCGGCTGCAGCGGTTCACCTTCGCCCGCAAAGGCAGGGGAGGCCGCAAATGAGCTCGGCAACTACCAGTGTGACCGAGTACCTGCGCGCCGCACTGGGCGGCTCACTCATCGGCCAGATGGCGGCGACGCGCGACATCAGCGTTGAAGCGCTGCTCACCCCTGACTCTGAGGCGCTCAATACCCTGCGCGCCGAGCTCGAGGAATTCGGTGTGGACCCCGAGCTGCTCGCCACGCAGGCCCTGGCTGCGCTGACCGCTCTGATGATCGAGCCCGACAACGCCGATCGCATCGTCACCGAGCTGACGCGGCTTCTGTGGAGCATCCTCGGCGACCCCAAGAGCGGCGCTCCCCCCGAGATCTACCGCCAGGCCGGCAGTGCAATGCACCTGTCATTCATCGGCATTCTTTCACCGCAAATTCTCGAACCATTCTTCAAGTCACTCGATTAGCCATGCCCCGCCTGATTGGTCTTTACAGCTCCGCGCCTCAGTCCGGCAACTCGAGCGTCGCGTCGTACCTCAGCACGTACGGCTACCGCACCGTCAGCTTCGCCACTCCGCTCAAGGCGATGGTGCGCAGCTTCCTGGTCCACGCCGGCTACACGTACGACCAAGTCGACGACCTCCTGACGCCGAACCAGAAGGAACGCATCCTCCCCGAGCTCGGTGTCAGCCCCCGCCAGCTGATGCAGACCCTCGGCACCGAATGGGGCCGCGATTGCGTCCGCCCCGACGTGTGGTTGCGGTGTTGGGAGCGCAACGTCAAGTACTACCTGAGCTCCGACCTGCCTGTGATCTGCGACGACGTCCGCTACCCGAACGAGGCGGACCTGATCCGCAAGCTCGGCGGCGAACTGTGGCTGATCACGCGCCCTGGCGTGCGCCGCACCACAAGCCACGCCAGCGAGGGGTCGCTCGATGACTTTCCGTGCTTCGACCGGCGCCTGGACAACAGCGGAACGCTGATCGACCTGTACCAATCGGTGCGCCGTCTCAGCGACGTCACCACCCCCGAGCTCGCGTCATGACCGTCCCCATCCCCGAGGCCGCAGACCGCCTCAGCCCTCCCTGGCGCTTCCGTCTGGGCGACAACGTCTATGTCCGCGGTCGCGGCTTTGACGAGACCTTCAAGGTCGTCGGCGGCGAACTCTGGCTCGGCTGCCCCCATCTGACTCTGGTCGACCCGAACGGCCGCACCTGGCGTGTCGCCCAGATCGAGTGCTCTTCCCGTCCGATCGTGTTCCGCAAAGGCTGATGGATCCTCATTTCCGCGTCGAGGTGCTGAACCGCACCGAGCAGCCCCAGACCCTGTGCTGGTGGGCAATGCACCAGGACTACAGCGAGGACTTCGTCTTCGACGAACACCCTCCGAGCGAAGCCGAGGCCGGTGAGATCTGTGTGAAGCGGCTGCTCTCCGGCGAGCGCGGCCACTACGGCCCACTGGAGCACCCACAGATCAGCTTCAACGTGGGCTGGTTCCCCCACTCGGTGATGCAGCAGGCCCGCACCCACCGCGTCGGCGTGAGCTTCGACGTGCAGTCGATGCGCTACACGGGTCAGCGCATTCTCGATGTGTGCATGGGAACTCGCGACGTCGAAGAGGTCTTCTACCTCCGCCCGGTGGGCACCTACCGCGACCGTCAGGGCAAGCGGTACGAGTACACCGCCGACGCTCGCCTGGTGGACCGCATCATCTGCGTCGACGCCGCCGGCCGTTACAAGCTGGCCATCGAGCGCGGCTACGCCGAAGAACACGCCCGCGGCATCCTGCCGTTCGACTACCGCCAGCACTTCGTGGTGAGCTTCTCGCTGCGAGCCTTCCTGCACTTCATGGACCTGCGGGCCAAGCTCGACGCTCAGGAAGAAATCCGCATGCTGTGCGACCTGATGTGGCCGCACATGCAGTCGTGGGCCCCGGAAATTGCCGCCTGGTACGCCGCCACACGGCTGCACAAAGCACGCCTTGCACCTTAAACCAATGGAACTCCAAGCTTCTCTCGAAACATTTCTACTCGCACCCGAGTACGCAGAGATTCCGCCTGTGTACAAAAGGCTAATGAAAGACGCACTAGCCCATTACACTCAAACAGTTGTAGAGCAAATTAGGGACAAAACACTTGAAGAGGTCGAAAGGCGACGGGCGACGAAAGAAGAACAAGCACAGATAGTCAAGGTTCTTGCAACCAAGTCACTGCACTCTGAACAGTCAAAACGAATAATAAAAGTTTATGCGGCCGAAGCTTTAGATAAAAAACTTAGGGACAATCCAAGCACAATATCAGAATCATATAGGAGTGTCATCCGAAAAATAGTCCTAGAAGAGCTTAGCGCAGAAAGCAAAGATAATATCGCACCACCACCACCTGCCCCGAACTTCCACAGCTCACAAGAGATTAGAACGATAATCACTGAAAACATGGAGAGCATTCAGGAGTACTTCGGGGCACGCGAAGTAGCATTTTCTGCAATTGCTGATCACCTCCAGCGCTACACAGAGATGCGAGAAGGCGATCTAATCAGGGGCAAAGGTGGTTCAAGACGCTGGAATACACAAGTATCAAACGCCATAAACACTGACTATTGGAAAAACTGCCCAATTGTGTCGACCGGCCTGCGAGGGCAGTACCGCATCGAAATGTGGAAATGACCTACGCCTCCCCCCTCCTCATCACCATCCGCTCCACCGAGGACGGCTACTACCACTGGGAGCTACACGACGGCCCTGACGGCGCCTTCGAATACTCCGGCTACACCCCGCTCCTCGAGCGCTGTTTCGAGGAGATCCTCCGCGCCCAGTGGAGCCTCGCTGAACACCTCACAGGAGACCTGAACCCCGAGAACGGCTGGCTGCCGCACGACGCCCCGGATCCTGCTCCCATCCCCCAGGTTCATCCGCCCTCGGGCGACGCGCTCCCCGCTCAGCAGGACGTCCCAGCCTCGAGCCATCTGAGCACATCTTCACCAACCATTTACCTTCCCCCATCCAGTTCTGGTTGACAATGCACTGATGTCCAACTCAGAACTACAGAGCTATCTGACCGATGTAGGACGGCTGCCCGTCCTCAGCAAGGAAGCGCAGCTGCGTCACTGCCAGCGCATCTTCGCCTGGGTGAACCATGCCGATGGCCGCGACTGCGCCCCGCCGCGCATTCGCCGCGCCGGCGAGCGCGCCATGACGGTCATGGTGCAGACCAACCTGCGCCTGGTCGTCTCCATCGCCAAGCGCTACCAGAACAGGGGCCTCGACATGCTGGACCTGATCCAGGAGGGCAACCTCGGCCTGATCCGCGGCCTCGAGCTGTTCGACCCAACCCGCGGCTACGCGGTGTCCACCTACGCCTACTGGTGGATCCGCCAGGCGATCACCCGCGCCATCCACAGCATGGCCCGCCCGATCCGCCTCCCGATCAACACCCACGAGGTGCTGAGCCGGGCCCAGCGCTTCACCGCCGAGTACACCGCCACCAACGGCCGCACTCCGACCTTCACCGAGATCGCCGCGCACTGCGAGACCACGACCGAGCGCATCGTGGCCATGCTCGACCTGCAGTCCACGACGACGTGCCGCTCACTCGACACGTTGTGCACGGACGACGGCAACGCGC